TAGCCAGTGGAAAGCCCACTTTCCGAAACTTTTTGAACCGTACACAAAAATCTTGATCTTTGCCGATAACGATATAAAAGAGGATGGTCGCAACCCCGGCCAAGAGCTAGCCAAGCGGATTAAGGAAGACTTGCCATCGGCCATTATCGTTGGCCTTCCGGGTAACCAAGACGTGAATGATCTATACTTGGCCTATGGTAAAGACTGGTTTGATGAGAGGCTAGCAGCATGAAATTTGCATACGCTGATCCGCCTTATTACACAATGGGTAAGAAGATGTATGGCAAACTGCATGAAGAGGCGGCGATTTGGGATGACAAACAATCGCACAGGGATTTAATAATGCGACTTAAAACTGAATATCCCGATGGGTGGGCAATGTCTTGCAATCCGGCTAATTTGCATTGGCTTTTAGTTGACCATGATGATATTCGCATTTGCGCATGGACTAAAACTTTTCATCAAATTAGAGGAACAACCAATCAATTTGCTTGGGAAGCAGTGTTGCTGGGGGGGGGGCGAAAAGATAACAAACGCAAGCCAATGGTACGCGACTGGTTGTCTTGTCCAATAGCTATGAAAAAAGGATTACAAGGGGCAAAACCCGATAAGTTTAATGATTGGATTTTGGATTTACTTAATTACCAAAGCGGTGACACTTTGGATGACCTTTTTCCCGGCACTAATGGTATGGCCGAAGCAATTTTAAGAAGAGAGTTGACATGACAACTATATGCGCCATCGAAGGGCCGGATTGGGTAGTCATTGGCGCAGATACTATGTCCTCTACTGAGGATGGTTTTCAGATTACCATTCCCAACGGAAAAATTTTTAGAAATAGTAACATCGTCTTTGCCGGTGCCGGCGCTGTGCGCGGCATAAACATCCTTGAGCATGATTTTGTGCCACCGCAGATCACGGTCAAAGACATGGACAAGTACATCACTAGACAGCTCATCCCTGCCATGCGCAGAACTTTTATCGAGGCTGGCTACGAGCTTGTTAAGTCCGAGTCAAGCGTAGAGAACGACAACGTCTGGATCGTGGTAGTCAAAGGCAAGGTCTATCGGATCGACGCTGACTACTCATGGGAGCGCACCACCGACAACCTTTATGTTGCTGGCAGTGGAGAGCGCTTTGCCCTTGGAGCGATGGCAGCCCTTGCCAATGGCGCACTTGTTGATGACCACGTCAAGGCTCGCAAGATCGTCACCAAGGCGTTGCAGATCGCCAGCAAATATGACTCTGGAACAGGCGGTAAACTCAATGTCAATTTCGTACAGGAGAGCAAATGAGCGGTTCCTATAACCCACATTTCATAGGCGGCCCATACGATGGTGGCCGGGTATCGCTAGCCTTCTGGGTGTTAGACACAATTGAAGCGCCATTTGACTATAATGACGAATTTATAACGTATGTCTGTTATGATATAGATCCTGAAACAAAAAATTATATTTACAAGGGACAGCGCAACGTACCGAAGGGTAGGCCAAATGACCGAGAAGCTACAGGTGACGAATGAGCCAAGCGACTTTACCGTCAGTATGTGGGAAGTGTTCGACGGCGCAGGTAACCTCTTGCTCAAAAAGCACCACGATTACGGACCAAAGAACATTTCACTTTCACCGGGCGGTCCGCTTAACGGCCTACGGGTGCGCATGTGGGACAAAATGGCGCGTATCAATCATCTCATCGACAGCGGTGCCACGCCAGAAAATGAATCTCTTAGAGATAGTTTCCTAGATTTACTCAACTATAGCGCCATTGCAATGATGGTACTGGATGGTAACTGGCCCGCGGAATGAAGACTATCGTTGTCGTTTCAGACCTTCAAGCCCCCTACCATGATGTGGGAGCGACAACCGCGCTAGCAGCATTTATCAAAGCGTATAAGCCAGACGAGGTGGTGAGCGTAGGAGATGAAATTGACTTTCCGCAGATCAGCCGTTGGGAGCAAGGCGGCCCGGGCGAGTGGAACTACGACATTGGTAAGCACCGAGATATTACCGTTCGATTACTTGAATCTCTTAAGATTAAGCATATCTCGCGATCAAACCACAGTGATCGGCTATACAACAAAATCAAACATTCAGCCCCCGGTTTTCTTGGTTTGCCTGAACTTGAGATTGAGAAATTCCTCAAGCTCGACGATCTTGGAATTGAATATCATAAGCGACCCTACGAGTTGGCCCCAAATTGGATACTTGTACACGGGGACGAGGGAAACGTTCAGCCTACTGCTGGATCTACTGCTCTCGGACTTGCAAAAAGGGCTGGTGCGAGTGTCGTCTGTGGACATACGCACCGAATGGGATTAACCCATTGGACGCAGTCATGGGGAACCAAATCTAAGACAGTGTGGGGCCTAGAGGTTGGCCATCTAATGAACCTCAAGCATGCTCGTTACATCAAGGCTGGGCTGTTCACTTGGCAGCAGGGCTTTGCGATCCTCTATGTCGATGGTAAGACCGTTACGCCGCATCTAGTGCCGATCATCGACAAGTCATTTACTGTGGATGGTAAAACATGGCGGTGGTAAAAGTCAACCTTAGCGTTGGCGATATAACCTACGCCACTATTGAAGCAGTGGAGCGTTACAACTTTAATCGAGCTAATGGTGGCAAGATTACTACTGCCGCTAAGACGTGGCCAGAGGCAATTGCTCGCGACATTCTTGGCGTGTGCGCTGAGATTGCAGTTGCGCGTTGGTTAGATAAGTTTCCTACTTCACTCTTTGCTGATCGCAAAGAGGGTGATGTGGGTGAGTACGAAGTACGATCAACCGCTTACCCTTATGGCAAGTTGTTGTTCCAACCAGACGATAACCCAGAGCGTAAGTATTTTCTTGTTACCATTGACGATCATTACCAAGCCCTTATTATGGGCTGGCTGTGGGGCCATGAAGGCTTGCAGGACAAGTATTGGGATACTTCCATGCCAGTTCCATGTTATGCAGTTAAGCAACAACACCTTCGCGACCCAGAGGATTTAGATTGATTTGGCTAGATGAAGCGCAAGAGATTGCCCACACCGTTGCAAGGCAAGTCCATAAGCGATACAACACGTACTTTGAGATTGATGACGTTAGGCAGGAATGTCTTGTCTGGGTCTTGCGCCGGCAAGACAAGGTCAAAGAATGGCTTGACCACGATAAAGGTTCTGAGGATTACAAGTCTGGCGTTAACCTTCTGGCCAAGACTTTGCAACGCCATGCGGATAAGTATTGCCGACGCGCTAAGGCGCAAGCGGTAGGGTACGAGATACGCGATGAAATTTTTTACTCTGCTGAGGTGCTTGAGCAGATCCTGCCATTCATTTGGAGTGAAGTAGTGCCTACGCACAACCCATCTGGTGAGCGCGTGTCCGGTGGTGGTGCGCCAGCAGAAGGCGGCAACTACATCATCTCGGTATTTGATGTGCGCAAGGCTAAGAACAAACTTGAGCCAGATGATCAGATAATCTTGCAAGCAAAGTATTACGAGCAGCAGACCTACGATGATGTGGCTACTGCGCTAGGAATATCTAAATCTTCCGCTGAGCGTAAGGTGAAAGGCGCTATGCGCCGCTTGATCAAAGAGCTTGGTGGCCCAGACCCTTGGATCAGAAAGCAAAAAAATGACTAAAAAATACATACATGATGCTGATTGCTATACCGAAATACGCAGAGTCGAAGGCAAGAGTTACATGGAATTGATCTGGAACTGCGTCGATAAATGTCCGATTGGGGGAGAACATGGCACATTATGATTACCGCTGCCAAGTATGCAATATAGAAAATACCGTTGAGCGATCCATGTTTGAAGAAGGCCCGGATCCGATCTGCTGTGGCATGTCTATGCGCCGGATCTTTGGCTCACCACCAGTAAAATTTAATGGCAGTGGCTTTTACACAACCGACAACCCAAAGAGGTAACAATGAGAACACTTACATTCGTTAATGAGTCTAAGATCCTTAACCAGCAGGATTTTAATAGCATCCAATCTGCTCTGAGCATTTTCGTGGATCAAGTATCCAACGCTTGGAACCTAGAAACTACAACGGTTGGGCAGTCACCTACTCGCTCACCCAATGGCTGGAATGTCTGCATCGTGGACAAGTTTCCTAACCCAACTATCGGCGCGTATGGCTACCATGAGGTACTCAATGGCCAGCCTATTGCCTACATCCGAGCAGACTCGTTTGCCACTGCACCGCTAGGCAAATTCCGCAAGGGCTTGTCGTTCAAGGGCAAGGTCATCTCAAAGGATCGTTACCAAGAAGGTACAGCTCTTGTCGTATTCCATGAAGTAATCGAAATGCTTGTTGATCCTCAGATTATGAACCTATCTGATCCGGATAGTAAGGGTCGGCGCTGGCTACTTGAACCAGCAGATCATGTGCGTGGTGCCATGTATAAGATCACCGCAAAAGATGGGCGCGATGTAATCGCACCAGATTGGACGCTACCAGCGTTCTACAAGTTAGACGCAAAGGCTCCATACTCGTATCTTAATTCAGTAACTACGCCATTCACACTTACGCCTACTGGCTATGGCTATTACAAGGATGCTCAAGGCTTACACAAGCTCTAAATGACAAAACCCCGCGGACAGGAATACGCGGGGCTTGTCGATCTACTGCGCGGACGGATCGCGCACTGTGGCAATTATACCATAACAATCGTCACCGACGTGTCCGATATGTTTGCCATAGTCTTTTCTTAAGTTGTTAACTGTGTTGTATGGGCCGACAGCAATGGCCATTTTAAGGCTTGGATAGACCGCTACGGCCATGTACTGATCGCGCTTGGCAGTTAGTTCCTCTACCAATTCCCAGACCTTCTTGGCCATCTCTTCACTCGATTCTGCTTCTTCTTCAAGCAAAGCAGCCATCTTCTTTATCTCGCTAGGCTTAGCCTTCATATAAGGCTCTTTCAAGAACCTTAAAAGTTTCACAAGGTCCGGGGCCTTGATCGCAGACGGCGCAAAGCCATCCATAATCTGGATCTTCTTTATGCTGATGTAGCTCAAGTAGTGAGCGCAATGCTTTCCAAGCGTTACGTTGATCGATAGTGTTTTCGTAAAATTCTGGCTTGGTGTAATGGACAAGGTTAGCCCAATACTTTGCTTGCTCTTTAACCTTCTTAAGTAATTGCTCGTAAATCATTTGATTCTTGCCATCCATTCTTTGCATGCATCTACGTTTTCTCGCAATGTGAGATAACCGTAAATCTGTCGGTTGTCTAGGTACTGCTGGATCCCAAGGTTGCGTAGATTACGAGAGAAGATCACATACTCGTAATCCTCTGTGCCATCTTGGTAGAGAACTTTATCTAGCACTTCATTGCGCACTAGATAAGTGCAATGGACTACATCCACCGGCAATATGCCGCGTGTAACGCCATTAAGGATAGCAAAGTATTCTTCGCTGTCTTGATAGTAGCCATTGGGCGTACATGGGTGATGGAAGTTGCTGTATCCAAGCTGCTCGCTATCTGCACTACGCAAGATAGGCGCGACTACTCCCCGGCCAGTTTCCACCAAGGTACGCAGCGTGGTTGGGAGAATGTAGTTGTCCACGTCGCAGACAAAGTAATGGCAATTCCAAAACTTAGCCATGGCAATACCTTCTTCGCGCAAGCGACCAAGAACCGAGAAGCGTTCTGCGTTCCATTCATGGATCCCAAATCGCTGCACTTGCTCCTCAACGTCGCTATCGTCAACTTCGATGTGCCGCCAATCGTAGGCCCATGAGTCATCATCTTGACGCTCGTAGAGCGTTTCCTGATCGCTTACCCATTGCCG